GACAGATGGTAATCGACGCTTTTCCGACGCCCGGCCAGACAGGACTGCCTCAGATGCTCTCTCAGCCGAATTCTCGCCTAATGATAGTCAAGGGTGGGGATATGGTACGGATCAGGAAGCAGGACTTCACTGATTGGCTTAGAAAATCGAAAAACCTGACTTTTTCGGCGATTGAGGAAGCAATGGGCACCGATTTGCAGATGCGGCAGCTTAGCACCAAATTGGCCGGTGGCACGAAATGGGAATTGCCGAAATCGCGGTGTTTAGAGCTTGTATTCGATGATTCGGTGTAATGTGACTAAAAGGCCCATTATTGAAATCGACCACCCCCCCATTTTCGGTTTTAGGCCGCAAATGTGAGCGATGGGTGGACAACGGATTATTACGAACTTCCTGACGGCGCTACGGAAATGCAGGACTTAATCGAACACCGTGAAATGAACTTCGCGATGGGCAACATCTTCAAGGCTTGCTACAGGTATGGGCATAAGGAAAACACCAGCCACGAGTATGACCTGAACAAAATCATCTGGTATGCTGAGCGTGAATTGAAAAGGGTGAGGGCCAGTCATGCAGAAGAAGAAGAAAAAGAGGAACGCTAACGGCGAGACACGCGAGCAGACCAAAGCCTATTACGACAAGTACCACGGCACGCCCGAAGCTATCCAACAGCGTTCAATGAGAAATACAGCACGAGCGGAATCGGGACTGAAGAAAGGTGATACGAGGGAAGTTGACCACAAGGTAGCCCTATCGAACGGTGGCAGCAACGCCAAATCCAACCGGCGCATCGTGTCCCGCAAAACCAACCGCTCATACGCACGAAACGCGAACAACCGTCCCATCTAACTACTTGTATGGGTCGCCATAGTCTGAATACTGTCGGTACTTGCTCGGATCAATGTTCGTTCCGGTTCGACGGTACTGAGCCTCACGCTCGGCCTTAGACTTCACTGTGCTGTACAGGCTGTCACTGTCAATCGCCTCAAGCCGGTAGCGTCGGTTGAACGCCCTAATGTCTTTGCGCACTCGGTGTCGGTCTGCTGGGCTAGCTGTACGGAACTCTCTGAGTAGCTGCTGTTTCCGTGCCCGAACGAACCGCTCGACATCTTTCATAGCTGTCTGTCCAGAATAGAAATTACTCTGCGCCTCAGGCGTGAACCCTAACGCCTGCAATCCGATCTGCCAGTACCCTATGTCACTCGTGTCCAGTACCTGATCGCCAGCCCTGTTCACCAGCCCGTCTGTCAGAAGGCGACCAGACTTAAGCAAGTCCTTGGCAAACTTAGGCATCAATCCCTCGACGCCTCGTTGCCAGTCACCGTCCGCAATTTTCATTAGTGCTGCCGACATGCCCATAGCTTGGTTGACAGAGGCACCGCCGAAGCTCGCCAGTAAGCTACCACCCAAACTTTGTGCGGAGTCAGTGCGAAGGTCAACGAAGTAAAGCGTGCCGATAGACATGCGAGTAGACAGGTCAGTTCCGAACGCCATTGGCAAGCCCTTCGACATGATCTGACTAATCTGCGTACCGAACACATCGCTCAGTCCACTCGATATTGCCTCATCAAAGTAACGCCCGGACATTGCCTTCTGTAGCGTGATCGGATCATCTTCATCGCTGAGTCCCAGCGCCACGAGGCCGACTGCCATCTTGATAGGCTGCAACGCCACACCCAGTACACCGCCTACGGCAGCGTGCGTGCCGAGGACGCCGAATAAAGTTTTACGCGCCTCGTTCTTCGATTTCAGCCAGCCATGTCTGTGGGCGGCAACCAAGTTGGTAGCGAGCAATGCATAGATGTGCTGCGACCACTGCATGAACTGGAACAGGATCGGATACTTCTGGAACAGCGGTGGCTTATTCTGTGAGGAGTAGTCGAACTGTGTATCCGAAACCATGTCACTGGCGTACTCAGTCGCAGCAACTTTGTCACCTGACTTGGCAAACTCAAGGTCGTAGGCAGCGATGGCAGTTAGCACGCGGTTATTCACCTCGACCATGTGAGCCATGATACGAGATGCATCCATCGCACGAGCGCCTGCTGTCTTATCAATACCTGCTGCAACTTCACGCAGCTCTGTCAAAGGTGACACTTCGAGAGTGTGACGCCGGCGGAGAGCTGTGAGCATCTCCATGTAGTCTGCTTTCTGTACAGCTGTTAGGTCAGGGTTGTTGTTCAGGTTCTCAGCCAGCTGATGGAAAACACCAAAGGCTTCCTCGGCAGCGTTCTGGTTCCACAGTGCTTTGACACCACCCCCTGAATCCTTGATCCCCTTAAGGACTGAACCACCGATCAACTTCTGTGCATGTTTCATGGCGCTGAACGCTGCGCCCCAACCGTGTCGGCCAGACATAGTAGGTAGCGTCACCATCCAAGGCTGCGAGCTGTTAATCATGTGGTAGGAAGCAGACGTCAACATCATAAACTGAGTGAAGCCGAGCGCCTTACGAGTGAAGTCACCAACCATGTAGGGGTCAGCACTCATCGCATCACGTTCTTCGATACTCTCGACCACATTGCTCAGCTCTAAGGAAGTCTTCTTACCTTCCACGCCTGTGTAGTCAGATTGGTTACGGTCACGCGCAAACTTCTTCATATCTCGTAGTGCTTCGGCAAGTTGGTAGCCGAACTCGAGCTGCGCTGTGTAGTAGGCAGACTGCTTAGAGTATGTCGCAAAGTTACGATGCTGGCTATCGTAGTCGACGCCCTTGACACTCTTACGGGTCATCTCTCGCTTACGGAATGATGTGTCAGCGAGGCCGCGCAAGTACAGGTTCTTGACAGCAGCAACAGCCGCACTATTATCTTTAAGTGCATCTATAAGACCTTGCAGTCCCGTCTGCCCTTGAATAGCTACGTCAGCATGTGTCTTGAACTTCTTAGTGACATCCCCGACCGCATCCTGACCATACTCATCTATGAGGCGTTGGCGCTCCTGATCTATCTTGCCCGGCTCCTCAGCTGTTACAAACTCAACTTCCTCAACGCGGGTTATGAACTGGCTGCCTTCCTTACGAACTCCAACCTTGTAGGTGGGGTCGATAGCAGTTTGTTTGGCAGCGTACTCTCTCGCTTCCTTGTTAGTCGCAAATGACTTCTCAGTTTTTATCCGGCTTGAGTACACCGCATAGTCACCGAAGCGCATCAGTGGGAAGTACACGCCCTGCTCCATCTCTGGCACGGACGCCAGCTTCTGGATCGTCGCAATAATGTCTGGCCGCTTCTCAGGGAGGAACTCACCGAACTCTTCTTCGATGGCATCCTTCGTGTTGAACTTACCAATGTTGTCCATGCTGTACTTCTTATCGAAGGCAGCATCATCCATCGTAGTTACGGCACGCAGTGCATTGAGCAGCAGCTGATGTGTTTCACGTGTCAGCGCTTGCTTGTAATACTGTTGCAGATTCTTCCATAACTTCTGCCCCTGAGGATCGAGAGCTTTGTACCTAGCCGACAGTTCGGCATGGCGCTTCTTCATCTCCGGAGTGGTGATGTGTTTGTTCGTATCGTGTGATAGGGACTGCGTTGGGTTGACCCGGTAGAGTGACGACTCTGTACCAAGACGAGACACTTCAAGAGAAGCCGCTTGGTTTTCGCTATGCAGTTTCGTCCAGTCTTTCGACAGCCCTTCGACCACTTCCATCAACTCGGCGTTACGTGCGTTGCGCTCGAAGAACTTGTCGACGTATCGTTTCAGTGAGCCATCAGGGAAGTACCTGTCGTACCTAGACCGCAGCTGTTTCATAGAGGTCACTTTCAATGACATCGCACCCTGCCCCAGCGTGGTCTGCGTTTTCCGGAAGGCACTTTCAAGTTGGTTGGTCAGTCCGATACGCGCAACAGCTTTCTTGCCGAGGTCACTGATTACGCCACCGCCGAAGTTCAGGTCAGTCTTACTTGCATCCCGCATATATACCGCAGCGTTCTCGAACAGCTTATCTTCCAACGTCATAATTACATCGAACACAGAGCCTTCGACTTCACCTTCCCAGCCGAGATATTTCTTAAGCAGGTTTTTGAAGTACTCCCATGCGTTCCTTGCGACACCGCCAACGGTACCTGACATGCTCTGTAACGAGCCAACGTCTATACGCTTAGCCATGTCCTGTAGTTCTTGGTTGACAAACATTTCCGTAACGAACTCGTCGATAGGAGTGCCGGCCTTCAGCCCATACAGCTTACTATCAGGCGAGCCTACGCGCAGACGCTGCCTTAGTATCTTCATCGCGGAGGCGAGTGCTTTGTTATTACGCAGCGCATTGTGCGTGGCAGCATGTAGTACCTCATGCAAGACTGTATGTACCGCAGATGCCTCGGTATAAGTTGAGCCATCATCCCGACTAGCCTGTAACGCTTGCTTGCTAATGAACACGGTGTTCGCGGACGGGCTGAACCTACCTAAGCTCTCATTATTCCTGCTGGTCTTGCCCCAACGTATTGGGATGTTGTCGAAGTTAGCGACTTGCAGCAGCTTATTGGCAGCCATACCATAGATACTGTTAGGGTCCAGCTCAGTAGCCAGTAGGCGCAGCACCTGTGTAGCAGTTACTTCACTGTCATCCAGCATCAGGTCACCAATTAAGTTGGCAGCCTTGCGTAAGCTCGAACCATTATTCGGAAGGTCGATTGCCTTGATGAAGAAGCCGTGTTCATAGTCGGGGTTTTCTTCGGCCGTAATATCTCCAGCCGTTGAAGCGGCATGTATCGCGTACTTCGCTTTAGGTGTGCCGTAGTCCTTACGGATAGCTGACATGAACCTAGAAGCCTGCTCTTTATTGATCCGACTGTCACGTAGATCAAAAGCTGACTTACGGTAAGTGATGTCTGGGAATCCCGGCACGCGGATGGTCGCAGAAAAACTACCTTGATTCACAATGAGGCCAGCTTTATCCAGAGCGTCTAGCATCTTGAACTCAGCATCAATCATCTTATCTTTGGTGACACGTGAATGGTCTACTATCTTACGGAACCGGGCGAAGATACCAGCAGCTTTAACGTGGTCAGTGGCGTCATCTCTCTCCGTGTTCTCGTCGTAGGCAGCTTCTTCCCGTGCTGTTTCTTCCGCGACTCGGTTCTCTTGGAAATCCTGTGCCACACCACCATGAGCGCTATACACGGGGTGCCCATCCTGAGATTCCATGATGAGGTTGCCATCTGAGTCAAACTCGAAGCCGAAAGTCTGGAGCATCTTTCGTACAGGCTCGTAGAAATCTTTTTTCTGATCCACGACGCCGTCACGCCACTGGCGTAGTGCCCAGTCAATACCCTGCATCTCTACTTGGGTTGGCTTATGGTCTGTCGGTGCGGCGGCTGGCACGCTACCTGTCTTACCCTCCATACCCACTTCGTATGGGGACGGACGTCGCCACTCGATGAGCAGTGCATCGTACACCCCTTTGAAGTCCCGTCCGTGCAGCTGCGGCATGAGCTTGCCGATGTCAGCCATATTGTCCACGGCACCTGTATGGCTACGACCTTCCGCTCGTAACTCGTTGTACTTGTCAATGACACGTTGCGGAATGCCCATAGGGTTACGTGCATCCTGCGGCACACTGAATGAAGCGTCGACGTTCAGAGCAAGCTTCCGGAGGATCGGGCCAACGAATGCGTTGTATACAGAGTTACCACTAAGCCGCTCTAAACGATCCAGCCGGCGCAAGTTCTGCATCAGCTTCTCGTTAGCTAAGAGTACCCCTTTGGTAGTCTTGTCCCAGCCGGTAAGGGCTGACATTTGGTGAGCCTGTGTCAAGTACCAACCACGGAGGTCAGCATTGCTTGGCCGGACGTTACGTGTCTTCCCATTGGACGTACTTTCCTTAGTCTTGTTTAGCAGTATCGTCATACCAACGCCAAGCCCTTTCTTGCCAGATATGTTGGAGTCCGAACGCCACCCTTGTAAGATCGCCTGCGCCATCTGCAACTGTGATGCGAGGGCACGACGAGCAAACAGCAGATCAATGCCGTCCTTGCTCAGCTCTCCGCCGGGGCGTTTAACTTCCTGAGCCTGTAGCTTCTCAAGTCGTTTCGCTGCGGCGACAGTGGCACGCTCAAGCCCCGCACGATTTCTCTCTGATAGCTTCTCACGCTTGATCTTGTCCGCTTTTGATTCGTCAGCTTTGAGTTGCCGGGCGGTAAGTGCTTGGGTGCTTCGGGTACGACCGCTGGATTTGGCACCGGACTGCACGGAGCTTGTTACAAGCCCCACTGCCCCAGCACGCGTATCGCCTTCCGACTGGTTGGCTTCAGCTGTAAGAACCCGAAGAATAATTTTACGTTTCTGCCCGTCTGTTACAGGGTTACTGTAGTCAGGCACACCTGCACCTTGCTGGACTATGTATCCATCCCCAACCTTCTTCCGCAACTTGGCAAGGTCTTTCTCGAATTTCTTTTTGTCGCCTGCTATACGCCTCGGCTCTCCGGAAGCGCTTAAATCCGCAATGTAATTTATCGCACCTTTACCCTTCGCCCGATACCGCATCAGATCAATAAGCAGATCACCTTTGCCTCGGCCACGGTAGTAGTTGAGTGCTTGCTCGAACAAGATGTCCAGCGGAGTGCCTTTAGTGGCGTCGACTTCCTCACGTGTCAGATCAGGATCGAGGTCACCAATAGCATCTTGTGTAGCTGCGCCTTCGACGTTCTTAAGAGCCTCGTCTTTCAGCTCAGACGGTGCAGTTTCTTCCTCGTCAATCAGCTGGTCTTCTACGCCGGGCGTATACGATTGAGTGATAGCTTCACCCTCGTTCTCGCCCATCACGCCTTCCATCTGGTCGAACTTATCAGCTGACTTCGCAGCACCTGTTGTACGGTCAGGCGCAATTCGTTTGGCGGCCGATACCAGACTGCCGGCCTTACGAGTGGGCTTAGCAATTTGACGCAGCTGTGCCATCTTCTTAAGGATGGGTGCCTGCTCTCTCTTAACTCGCTGAGTCACGTTACCTAGGTCACCAACAGCTGTTATATGCTCACGTACAATCTTGCCGTCAGGTCGTTGCTTGACCTTACCCTTCTTCCTCGTCACTGCGTTCTTAGCAGCATCGAGTTCGTCTTGCAGCGCACTCAAGTCATGCCATAGGTTGGAGTACTCGACCTCATGCTGTGGGTCTTTGAAGTTATACGATTCGGGCGGAAAGAAGCCACTGATGGCACCCTTTCGCTCAGACCGCATCCGCTTAACGGCAGCGTCTTCTAACTGCTCGGCGGCTTGCTCTTTGGTTTCGGCTCCAACGACGACACTGACAGCTTCGCCTCTCTCGTCGAACGACTGTGATCGCCTGATTTTATCGGCTGCTGTTTCCCCGGCAGTTGGAGTGGGCGCTTCGCGACCTTCTTTGGCCTGCTCAACAGCCACGGTTTCTGTTTTGGACTTAGCGATTTTGCGTACGGGGGTGACAGAGAGGCGACCTGTTGCGGCTGGGTAACTTCTCCAGTCCGTAAGCCGATTTTCTTCAGCCAATTGATCCGCATATGCCATAGCCCTCTGTTCATTCCCAAAGGATTTGTCCTCGACCGTATTGCCATCATCATCTTTGAGTCGCACACGGAACTCGCCAGTCTTGGGTCGTGGCTCCTGTACTGTGCGTTCTTCGGTGCCCATAACAGGCGGCTCCTCGAACATGTCAGGCTGTGACTCGCGGTGAATCTCCTGCTCCCGGCGGGCCAGTGCTTCCTCTTGAGACAGGATTTGGGTACTGCCTCCCCACTCAGCAGCAGTAGCTTCAGCAGCTTCCATGTCCGGAACCTGTGACTCACGCTTGACACTCCCTGCTTGGTCCAGCTGTTGTACAACGACAGCATCAGGCGACATGGTTTTACCGTCGCCGGCACCGGTAAGGACTCCAATCACCTGTTGCATGGAGGTGCCCTTGTCCAGCTCGTTCGCCGCCCAAGCCTGCGCTGACTGGCCCTGCTCATCATTTGAGAAGACCATCACTCCGCCCTTACCATCGAAGTCCTCAACGACAGTACGGTCGCCGAGGTCAATGGTCAGGCCCTTCAAGTTGTCTGGCGACAGGTACACGCCATGCCGCTCGCCGTCGTCCAGCGAACTCAGCTGGGCTTTCAGGTCACGGGTAGGCTCAGCGGACGGTATGTCGAATTCGTCAGGCATATCAGCTGGTGCTGCCCGCTGTGGCGCTGTACCTAGCCGTCTGGCGTCGACATCCATAGTGCCGCCGGGGTCTGTCAGCTCTTGTTGCTCGGGAGCCATTGGGTCAGCAGCTGGTACCGGCCCTGCTGGTCCCTGTGGCCCAGTACTCGGAGCAGCTGTAGGGAACATCTCATCTTGCTGCTCATACGGCATCTGTGGCTGGCCGCCGGCGGCAAGGGTGCTCTGGACTGCTCCACGTTGCTGGTCGACTCGCTCCTGCTGATGCAGCATGTCATCCATCTTATTGTCATTTCGGATGTTGGCAGATATAGCTGCGGCTATGTCAGAAGGGACTACCTCTGGGTCTGGGGCTGCGTCTGACTGGTCAAACATGTCATATGGGAGCGCCCCTTTGTATCCATCTGTATCCTGTGGCGTAAAGACATCATCGAAGCTTGAAGGCGCACCGGGAACGTCTCTCTCAACAGGTGTTGTACCATCACCGGGATCAGTCGTCTCATCAACGGGTCCCCGGCCAGCGAGCACAGCGAAGGTACCACCCATCGGGCCACCGACTGCTGCACCCTGTGCGTACGCCTCCACAACGCCGTCGAGAGCAGTGACGTCACCATCATATGCAGCACGTGCCACGTTGGTAGCAATCTGCTCGATAGACTCTTGTGGACCTTCCTGTATCAAGCCTTCTGACAGAGCACCTCGCCCAAAGCGACTCCCCATGCCCCTGCCGGCCGTATCAAAGACTGGCTTGAGGAACCGTCCAGCTGTTGCAGACACAGCACCGACCATTAGGCCACCAACGACCGGTGCCATGCCTTGTGCTTCTGCTGTGAACTTTCTCCGTGCTTCCTCAGCCCCATACTGCTGTACCAATTCACCGAAGCGATCTGACTCGTCGAGCAGCTGTGCATCACTCATCTCAGCAATGCCGTCAGCAATGTCATTGGCAATGAAGCCGACAGATATTCCTGCTTCTGAGGCACCGAGATAGGTGAGTGCTTTGGCGCTTGCACCAGCCCGCATCATCACACCGCCGGGCACCAGTGTCGCGAGGGTCATGGGGATTTGTTCTGTCAGTTTGTATAGCAGGGCTTCGCCGACTTCAAACGGGCTACCCTGCCAGATCGTCTTGTCCGGATCGAGAGTAGTGAACTCTCGCCCCTTCATATCAATGACGTCCTGATCCATGTTGTCGTAGATGCGTTGACGATAGTCAGCGAGGCTACTGCGAACTTCGCTGAGCGATTCGGCTATACCTTGACCAAAACTTACTTTACGGGCTACGTATTCAGGGATACCGACAAGGGCTTCGCCCAGAGTCGCGGCACCAGTTTTCATCAAGCCACCGAACGCGCCCTGAGTCCCCGGCGATGTCGTAGGAGGGGCACGCATTGGGATCGCTTGCCTAGGAGAGGATACGTCAGCATAGGCATCCTGTATGTTGATCGCACGCCGTTCTCCGCTACCAGCTAAGTCGCGGATTACCGGGGCATCAGGTTCATCCAGAGTCCCGAAAAGTTCTTCGTAGCGGTCCTTAAACGTGGCCACGTATGTTACTCAGCTGCTTCGGCGGAAGCTAACCCATATTTTTCTTGTAGTTCCAGTAGTTGTCCGGCAGTTGCAGCGGCCATAACTTCGTCAATAATTTCCGGCGCACCAGCCTCAGTGCGATAGAAGATTTGCGACATCATGTTTGCTAAGAAGCGCTGCATGTCCGGAGTAACTTCCTCTCCGTTTATCTCCTCCATAAAGCCCGCATCTTTAGCGACCTCCATGAATTTGAAAAGGTTGCGGTCAATGTCGGTTCGCTTCATGTTAGCTGTACCGCTCCGCATGGCATCTATGATAGATGCTTCACTGCGGTTAAGGCTGGCACGTGCATTCATCCGATTTGACTCAGCGTTAGCTGTATTGATCGCCGTATTGTCTCTGTGCTTCATTCGCTCGAACTGTTCATCACGCCAATCTTTAGTCCACGCGGTAAAGGCACTGGGGTCCTTCATGTTATGGATAAGTTTAGCAAGGCGCTCTTGGTTGAGTATCATCGGCTTGCCAGCGCTCTCCCCAGTACCGTCTTCCGTTTGCCCCATAGCAACAAGTGCGGGCTGTCCCTGTGCATCCTTTGTCATGCCGAATTTAACGTCGACACCGTTCGGGAAGTACTGGTAGGCAGCTTTCAGTGCCATCGTTGCACGCGGAGCATCACCACTAGCCAACAGGGTGAGTGCTTGCAGTCCGTTATTCATAAAGCCACGGTGCTGCATATCTGTAATCGCTTCATGCGCCTCGTTCGCAGTAGCGCCACGAGCAATCATGTTTGTAACAGATGCTGCACGATAAGCAACCCACTCTTTGGTGCTGAAAGTAGGCATCTCTGCTGGGTTCATAATAGGAGCGCCCGCCCATTCCACTTGACCGGAAGGAGCTGACTCCTCGGGAATAGCTGACTGAGCCGGAGCCGGAGCAGCCGTTGTTCTTGATTGGTCGGGTTGAGATGCAACCTTGTCTGGTGCCGGTGGCCCCATATCTGCGGCGTCGATAGCTGATTGTTGGTCAGCAGGTACACCGGGTATTGCTCCCTTAGGAGCTGCATCTGGATCACCGGGATCATCACTGATGTTGAGAAGGCCACCTATGCCTTTAATGACGGGTAGGATACTCGTATCTTCCAGTATGCCCATCCCGAGCTGGCCAAGACCTCGGGCACCTTCAGCCATATCACGACGGATAGCGTGCCCTCTGGCAGTTGCTCCTTCTGCGTCAATGATAGCCCTGCTACTAGCATTACCAGCAGGTGCCCACTCACTCATTCGGCGACGGGTATTGCCATAGATGTTACGCCCAACATCTTCGGCGAACCCACGTATTTTTTGCGGTGCGGACAATGCTCCACGACCCGGATACCCTTGTATCGGTACTTCGCCTTGCGGTACGCCGTCAATAAACTCAACACCTGTTTCCGGGTCTTGGAAGTAGCCCGCTCTGCGAGGCTCAACTTCACCGCCGTCAGCGTAACGTCGAATAGCACCGCCATCAGCCGCGAAGCTGAGTTGAGGGTTTTGAGCACCGGGATCGTACTTGGGCATACCACCGTACGGGTCAGGTGCAGTTGGGTCAGGGCCAGTGACACCTGTCACCGTAGGTCTGGGACGCCCACTAAGTTCTGGGATAGCTTGCTCAGCTTTACCACCGAAAGCAGACTTCACCTTATTGGCCAAGCCACCGAACATGCTCTTGAGGCTGAAATCATATGGGTCGTCGTCGGCACGGAACTGGGACATGTCAAGATCGTAGCCCTCCCTCTCAGCAGCCCTACTCATCTGGTCTTGCTGACCCCAAATCTCCATCGCGCCAAGCTCGCCCTTCTGGTCGAGCAGGCGGTCAATTTTCTTTTTGCGTTTGGACTCAGCGCGGTGTGCCATACCGCCCTGTAGACCCTCAACAAAGCCTAGTGCTGAAGAAGCCATTATGCTGCCCTCTGTCTTTGCTCTGCGGCAGGTGTGTGGTACCGCTCAATGAGCTTGTCGAAAAATTCTTCGCCCTTCGCTCGGACGACGTCTTCAGGGATCACATACTCACCATCGGACAGCATGGCTGGTACGTTGTCGTCGATACCAGAACCATCGCCTCTACCGGTGTCGACTTCCGCCATCGGGTCAATCGCGCCCGCTTGCTGTGGGTTCTGAGCATTGAGAGGGCCGGCCGGTGGAATTGGGCCACCGTCAGCCATGAACATGCCAGCCATACCACCAACTGCCGACATCATACCGGCCTGTTGGTCAGAAGCAGCTTGCCATGAAGCCATCTGGTTCTGGAAACCCTGCGACTGGATGTTAGCGCTCTGGTTGTAGCCTTGCATTGCCTGTTGAGAGAAGCCGAGTCCGGATTGAATAGCACCGGCTCCACTTGCTGTCGTAGCGTGAGCACCCTGCTGTGCAGCACCACCGGCACCGACAGCAGCACCGTAGAACCCTGCCGCATTGGACAGGGCACCACGGCCCATGTTGATCGCATCAGATCGGAGCGCCCGACCTGTGTCTTCTACTCGCTTGTCGGCGGTATTGACGGCGGCGACACTGGCGGCTGCTTGGGCTGTTCTTGTTCCGATGTCGAGGGCGGAGTTTCTGGTTTGGCTGGGATCGACTCCGTAGGACTCGAGTCTACTGAGGGCGTTTTTTCGCTGCTGGTCGAATTGCGTGCTTGTATCAGCAAGCGCCTTCGCTCGCTCAGCTTCGCGTCTTTCTGGCGTGTCATAGTTTTCTGCCTCTTTCTGGAAAGCGTCCTCCATCGGACGGAACAGCGTCTCGTAACGCTGACGATCAGACTGTGCTTGTTCAAACTGCTCACGCATGGCTGGCAGCTGTATGTCAAGCACGGTCTGTAGTAACTCTTGATTGTTCGCGTCTTGTTCGCGGCCCCATTCGAGCTGCTCTCTGGCAGTCTGCTGCTGGATACGTGCGGCTGCTTCCGACGCTTCAGCCATAGGGCCGAGGTCAGGGGCTGCTGGGGGTGAACTGCAACACATGTTATTTCTCCAACTTCTTGCTAAAGAACATCGCTACTGGTGTGTAGCCCTTGCTCTCCAAAAATGGCCCAATCTCTGGACCTCCTATCGGCCCCTTACTGGTCATGCCGATAAAGCTGCACCCTAATGCCGCCATTACGTTCTCTGCATACGCAAGCATCCGAGGTGCTATCTTGCGCCCTCTCGCCTTAGCGAGAATGTACATCGCGTCTTCTCGGGCCATGTACGCACCTTGTGTATGCAAGTCTCTGAATACATAGTACTGTAGATAGCCTACCAATTCCACGCCCCACCTTGCGGTGACTAGGACAAAATTACCAGTGTCCTCTTGCTGGGCGTAACGTGCGTAGTCAGGGTCGAATGGCGTATCGAGGTACAACGTCTCTGTTTCAGCATAATGTGCTGCATGGATCGGCCTGATTTCCTCGTGGATCGTACCTAGTTTCTCTACCCCAATCGTCAACATTCCATCCTGTTCTGGCAAAAACCCATTGTACTCCATTAGTTATTTTCCTTTGCTGCGGTCAATACTGCCAGCTGCACCTCAATAGCGGATAATCTGCCTTCAATGAGAGTCAGCTGTTGGGCATCCAGACGAGGTGCTTCACTCAAATACTTCACCTCAACCTCCAACTTAGCAAGCGCGACCGACATTTCCTGAGTCGTATTACCAACCCACAATAGCAACGCAGTCAGAACCAGTACGATTACTGTTTGCGCGTGCCTTTCTAGCCCTTTGGCCTGTTCCTTATCCATCGTAGTCACCGTTGCTATCCGCCATTGCCTCGGGACTGCCTCTCCAGATACTCAAGGAATTTCTGAGAAAAGGCGTCAACCTTACCCTCAATTCGCGCTTGTCCAGATTCTATATGTGCGAGCTTGGTCGTGTTTGCTACGACAGCAGGGGCCGAAGCCGGGTCGGTAGCCAACTCATCCATCCGGCGCTCGACCTCAGTGTTAATCCAATAAGTTCCAACAGTCCCGCACACGGCAGCGAATACTATGTATTCACCAACCTTCTTGGCGACTTCTTTGGCTTGTGTGGGGATACTCACTCTGTATACTCCTTTAGGTCAGCGATGGCTTGGGCAGCATAGGCTCGCTGTTCCTGCTCCCACTCTTGCTGTTCTTGTCTTGCTGCATTGGCCTGCCGCCGAGCTTCAGAAGCGTTACGTGCATCAGCTTGCCGCTTTTCCTCTAGCTGCTCAACACGTGCTAGTAAGTCGGTGTGTTTGTCGTCTTCCTCATCGTCGTCTATCTCGACTGCTACGGGCAATGGGGGTGGGGGTAAAGGCTGGACGGTCATGGTGTTTGCTTTGACGCACTCAGTGCTTGTAGCAAAGTGCTTCTTAATTTCTTTGATGTCGCAGCGCACGAGTGCAGCCATCTGATGCATACCCTTAGCATCATAAACTTCAGCAGCACACCACGGATTCAGCCTGACACCTTGTCGGCCGAAAAGCGGGGTATCGAATGCAGTTGATTCACGGCAGTCGTTGATGTCTGTATCGAACGAGCTGCGCCCAAGAGACAGTACTCTTGAGTTGCGGCTGACTACAGTGTCGACTGTTGTATCACCAGTCAGTACATCGACAATAGTGTCACCAGTATCGCTGCCACCATTACAGTGGTGTGGATCACCACGGCAGTCGTCGTCCGGATCAGCGAACGCAACAGGTGATAGGAAAAGAACTATAAGGCTAAGGGTTCGTAGCATTGGTCACATCCTCATCGCGCAATCCCGGTGCCTGAATCTTCGACGCATTTTTATGCCGAATGCCGTAGATTGCCAAGAAGATTGTGACTGTCAGCCCAACTGCCCAATAGGGCATATTGTCTAGGTATTGAAAGCCTACAAGTATATGGTCTTGGACGCCGGGTATGAATGCTCCGACATAGGGGAGCAGAACGACACCGAGGACAACTTCATCCTTCAGTGACTCGCGCTGCATGTTTACATAGGTCTGTTCCCAAGTCTGGATATGCTTCTGCTGGGCGATCTTCGCCTGAGCTGTCGCAGCGGCAATGTCGATCTGCCCCTGTAACTTAGCCAGCTTGAGGCCATGCTTGAGTTTCTGGCGGTCTTTGAAATACTCACCTGCTATTTCACCAAGCCCGAATAGTGATTTTATCCAGTTCATCGCCGTATCCTACTCACCTGTTACATAGTCAGCAAGCACTCTGAGCCATTTGGCCGCTCGGTTGTTCCATCCATGAGCGAACTCAGCCTGCGTGGGGTCGTCGGTGACCAGCTTACCATAGAAAGAAATTCGTAGGGAGCAGACCTTAAGGTACGTCGCTATTGGGTTGGAGTCGTTGACTGCTGCAAGGGTTTGGGGGCCAATGGCACCGTCTGCTGTGGCACCGGCTGCCTCCTGTACCCACTTGGCTGCACGGCTAGGTCCGTGGTTCACGCCGCAGTCAATAACCATAGGTGCCAGTAAGTCTGGTAGCTGGTTAAAACGGGGGGAGATAATGTACTCAGACTCATAAAAGCTCCGTGCCTGAGACTCGGTGATCGCCTTTACATCGTC